CTCGAACCTGATCCGCTTCGAGAAGCGGTACTAGGAGATCGCGTAGGGCCTGCTGCATGTATTGCATCGCAGCAGGCTCAATAGCGATGATCCGTGGTGTCTTCAGCGTTTTAGGAACAGGAACAACCCTAACGGGCAACTCCTGCTCCGGGTCGGGGAAGTGAACATTGTCCATCTCCTTATAATAGGAGTGATTCGGAACGGCGTAGTCCACAAAAGGGAAAACGTCGTCGAGACGGGTCGGCCAGGTTTTAATCTGGTAGCGCTCATTCGCGCCTAGCCTTTCGGCCACCGACCCTGGACCATGTCGCGGACGTAGCTCGCCAGTGCTAAGAACATTTTCAGCACGAGCAAACACATCCCCGAAGAGAGCAAGACTGATATGTGCCAAGCGATTATAATCGTCAGCACTAATCTCATTCTCTCTCACTTCCTTCTCTGTCGTGACATACTGCCGAAAAGCTGCACGTACGCGGTGTTCAGCGCACGGCACTTCAACTTTCCCAAACATCCGGGTTAGTTGGCGGATAGAAAACACCGCATCGGTGGACACGTCACGACGAATCTCACCACTCAAAGGATCGAACACCTGGCTGAGGAAACCCCCCAGAAATAATGGGAGGGGCCCACGCTTCTTCTTGAAAGCTGTGAAGAGCGTAGAGTCAACACAACCCCGGTCCAAGGCGCATTCGAAATCGCGCCCGAATTGGGGAAGGGTAATTGTCAGAAAAGACAAACCCTCGTGTTCGGTCCGGCTCGCGACTGTAATACCGTCACGAGTTGTGCTGGTGCCGCACCAGCCAGCGAGTTCTTCGCTGGCTACCAACCATATCTGTACGAGGCTTTTCACGGGTCCTCCTTACGGGGGTACTCGGTCCAAGGCGTCACACAGACGATCGCGACGTTGCACTCGATCGAATCGAAAGTTTGCAACGTCACGAGCCTCTAGGCGGTCAAGCCTAGAGCGGTAGACAGTAGATCGTCCACCGGGCAACAAGGGGGGTATTAACTCTCCCCACCTAGCAGCTTGACAGTATTGGCAGAAGAACTCTCGCCAAGCCAAGTTACTAGGTTTTCCACAAGTCCCTTCAGCGTAGCCACCGTCAAAAGAGTCGGTGGATGGTCGATGACCAAATACGTTGAAGCACTCTGAACCGAAGAAACTCCGGCAATGAGTGGATCTGCAACGACCTGCTTATAGTCCAACCGGACTACACGGCGGGTACGCGCACCGTACTGGTGCGAGATCGACAGTTTGGTCATCCCGTCAGCGCTCGAAAAAGCGCCGTTGTTGGTACCAAACGCAACTCGTGGAAGAGTTGCCGCAGCTGCGCCGGCCGTAAGGGCCGACAAAGCCTTCGTCGTCTGTGGTTCTGAATACATGACGCATCCTTAATGGTTGAAAGTTCAAAGTCCATTCGCTGGATTGCGAACAACTAAGCCTACCCCCTGCTGGCTCGACTAAGGCCAACGGCGGCAAGGATTGCTGACTGTTTCCCCGTTAATGCGGGAACAGAAGCGCTAAAGCTGTAGGGTGATGCGCCAGTCCTAGTCTTTATAGACTGGACCTCCGTCATCCCGAGGGAGAAAGTTTTCCCAAGGGTAAACGGGTGACCCTGAGAAAGGGTCAACGGCGCACCGGAGACGGTAGTGGAGTAACTCCGCACGGTTTCTACGCCGCGCATCATATAGCCCCACTCCATCACAGCAGCATCCGGACCGAGATAGGAGATGTTCGACATAATATCGCCGACATTCCCTGCCCAATCCAGTGCCCAAGTCCAGGGCGCCAAGTTCCACACGAGTTCCGGTGTTAATGAAACTCCATAGAGCTTGGACGCCAGCTGATGGTATCTCTGTATGCCCGACGGTGCGAGATAGTACCGAAAGGCTCCCGAAAACCACATCTTGGTGTCTGTCCTCGAAATCTTCCAGAGGATAGACGGATTGGCCCACACATCAGTGTGAACCGGCCAAGTGGAGTTTGCGCTCTCAGATGAGACCGCGTGCCCCGAAGAGGTTGATGGAAAAGAGAACTGTCGACGCTGGCGCTGCCCTGAGCCACGCTCATACTGGCTGACTAATTCATTAGTTGTTTGAACGACACGGAGGAAATCCTCTATGTCCCGCTTAAGCGGAAGCCAGCCAAATTCGTAGTTAAGGTATTCCTGCGAGGCTTTCGCCTGCAGTGTACCTTCCCTCCAGAGCGTGGAACCTGATACCTTTGGCAAGCCATCTTTGGCGAGCTCAAGGACACTCGTTAAAATCTGCGATTCCGGTCTGACCGGATTAGACATCGCAATAGCATGGGCACCAGAAGCGCGAGCAGTTGATTCAGCAGAATTAACCGCTGAATTAGCCGCTGTTAAAGAATACGGGCCAGTTCTCCTCAGCAAATTCAAGGAGTATTTGCCCCCACAGGGGAATCCTTTACGGGTCCCCACAGGCATCGTTGGAACAACGATGGTATCTGCGTTCATGGTGTACTTACTCAGATAGAAAGCGCCGCCAACATTTCGGCGCCCCAACTGAGACGTGTCATGCCCGACAGAAGAAATAAAACTGTCGAGAGTTGACATAGCTCGCTTGTTCGTGGTGGGTGCTCGAAGCGACCCCTATCGACCGCTTGGGTCGAACACGAACCCGGTGGCACCATGGCGTTTTTCCGGTCGCCGGCCACCCATCTTTCATCCGGAGCGGGAGCTCACCAGGGCCCAGCGCAGTTCGCGCTGTCCGAGCCGTAGCGAGTTGGCGCCGCTATTCGCCGCGCCAGCTTCGGGAGAATCAGTAATCCGGCACACTCTTCTTCCTGCCGAAGCAGGATCTCGCACGCATCAGCGTGTTGTCGCGCGAGCAGCACCTTGCGGCGCCTCGAATGCCAACCCCTCTCGCCTTCGCGGCTGGAGGAGCATTGACCGGAAAAGACCCTCCGTCTGACGTCCTCTGTCGTCTCACCGGCACCGCCGCATAACGGCTCCAAGACCGTTGGGCAGCTTGCTCTCCGCTGGACATCACGCGTCCGATTAAAGTTGCGTGATGGAGCCTACGGTTCGCTTGACCGGCAAAACCAGGACCGCCTTCTACACCCGCGGTGAAGCGGATGCGGTACAGCGACCCAGGACGTCTGTCGTCGTGTCTCGAGAATCCACGAACACTGGCTTTACCCTTGCGGATATCACCCGAGCCCATGTCGCCGCAGAGTGCTTTCACCTGTTTGGGATCGCACACCCCACGACGTACACCGTTTCGCCCTATCGCCATCGTTTGCCGCGTCAGCTGCGCAAGCGACTTCCTTCAGGCTAGGCCGCCATCATCCCCTTTTGAGGGACGAGAGGACGGTCGCGATGTTTCCGACCGACGACTGCTTCCCGACTCTTCGACGACGAGCACTCGCGCCTCGTCCGTTCCCGTACGCGTTTCATCGCACGGAGCCTTTGACGTTTTCACGACGTCACTGGCGCTTCGGCGGGTCATCCAGAAAGTGCGCGGGGAGTTCTCATCCCCTGATTGTGCACTTCGATTCGAAGTGCCGCATCTCACGACGACCGAGCCTCTGACACCCCTGTCACTTCCCTCGATTCGAGGCGTGGCGCTTGGCGCGCAATCACGGGCTCGTCGAAGGTTGCCAAGACCGCTTCTACAGCCTGCGCGTGAAACGCAGACCGCTTTCACGATCCGAGGTGCCTTCCCTCGTTTGGTAGCCCACCGCGCCCCCTCCGGGCCTCGTTTCCGAGACGGGAGGAGCCGACCGGCCACTCGTCAATCCCACGACTTTGCCGCCGTGGTCCGACGAAAACGACGCCGATTCGCACGCCCGCTTCCCGAAGGCAATTTGTCCCCTTGCGAGGACGCTGACCCTGAGGAAACAGACGCTCTCCGCGAGACCTTGCAACGTGTCGCCACGCTGTTTCGGATTCGCGGGCTAGGTCCCCGGTCACGCCGCGGCACCAACTCTGTTGAGTGGTGTGCACGACGCTTCTCTGGACCAAGACGCCGCCGAACGACTTCTGCAACGATACCTGCCCGTTTCCGGGCAGTGCCCAGTTCCCTTGTTCGGAACTGGGCGGACGCGCGAGCACACCCTTTCGAGCGATCGATCCTCGCCCGCAAGACAGAACCCGAAGGCGCTGCTCGCGTTCCCGCGCTTCCCCGGTCTCCCGGAGAGTCGAAGGCGAGCCACTTGCACTCATCGTGGGGAGTCCTTCTCCGACGTTTCCGCCGGAGGAGCCCGAGCTCCACGATCCACCCTTGCGGGTGGGACGAATGCAGATGGGTGAGGAGACCCGAGTGAAGGACAGTCGAACGAGTCGACGGTTCCCCTCCTCGATATTTCTCCTCGATGCCCGCGTCACCGATCCGTCGTGGTGTGGGAATTGGAGATCTCCCCCATCACGGCAGACCGGCCTGAGACCCCCTTCGAATGTCTCCCCGCGAAGGCAGACACTGTCGGAAGGATCGAGGCACCTTTCACCGTTTCGGAACCCTCGCGTGGTCGGGAGATGGCTCTCCCGCGCCCGTCTGGATCAGCTCTCCTTCACGCCGCTCGCTTCGAGTGAGCATTGCTTCGGACAGCAGCGCCTTTTGTTTCCGCCTCCGTGAGGCGCCTGGCCCTGACGCGCCAAGCGCTTGGAAGCGGCTCGAACGACCGTGGCCGTGGGGTTTCGAGGCCCCTCGGTTTCCGCGCCCGTTCGCAGCGCCCGTAACGACTTCTGCGACCG